AAGGCGATGATCGAGGCGAACAGAGCCTGGGTTTCGTCATCCCACAGTTGGTTTGCCATTTCCGCAAAGCTCACACTGCTGTTGAAGCCGTGCCAGATCAGGGCGCAGTCAATGCCCACCAGAAGCAAGAAGAAGCCGTAGGTGATGACCGGGCGCACGCTGGCACGCAGGTTCTTCATCCAAGTGCTTGTACCCTCGTTTAAACTTGTGTCATGGGCATATATGGCCTGCATCTCAGCCTGTTGAGCGCCGATCAGGGCCTGCTTCTCATTGGATTTGGTTTCCATCTCCAGTTGCTCAGACTTGATATGCTCGACCCGCTCTTGGGCCTCAAAGCCCAGTTTTCGCATTTCTAACTCCCGCTGAATCTGAAGCTGGGCCAGGGCCATCTCATGCTTCTTGTCACTGCGGTCTTGGAAGAATTCCAGCAACTTGGGCAAGCCGCCCATCAGGAAAGAGATCAGGGTTGAAAATAGGGTCAGCATTACTGTTTGCTCCTTGAAAGCATTGTTGCCGCTATGAGCAGCAGGTTGTTAATCTTCTCCATGTCTTCGGGTTGTTCGGCCCATCCAACGGTAATCTGTCCGATGAACCTACTTGGGTCAGGCGGCACACCCACTCTACACCCAAAGGTCATGCCCTTCTCAATGTACCAAAGGCCAATCTCGCTCTGCGCTTGGGTGTAAGACCCGCAGGTTATCTCTCCGGCCATCAGCGCCACCACATCCTTGTTGTTGGCCGCATTGGATGTAAACAGCCCAATGTCCAGCCCGTCATTAATCTTGTCCCGGCCTTCCTTTGTGTAGGCTCTGTGTAGCACCCGTGTGCCAAACATTGGATTGACCTTGAACACCGCTACCACCACCGCCCCGGTATGTTTAAACAAATGGGAGGCGGCATCCTCAATTCTGTCTTCTGCGATGGAGGGCATCTTCTGGTTCTCCCGGTATGCCCCCACCAACAATTCTTGGTTCTGCCAAAGAAAATACCCTGTAAACGTTACCAGCCCCATCACCAGGATGGCGATCAACTTAAACGGGCTGTCCACATAGGCCAGCACCTTGCTCAAGGTGTCATCTGGGTTCGGCTTCTCGTTTGGCATCTTCTTAAACGCTGATGCAGCCCTTTATGCCTTCATATGCCCCTTTGCACAGGGCAAATGCTGTTACTGGATCAATGGCTGCTCCGCAGGCTTGGCTTCTTGGGGCATTGGAACCTGGGGGATGGCTTGCTCACGAATGGCTTGCACCAAGTCAGCAACTTGCTCATAAGGTGCTTTTGCCAATGCGGCCAGGATCATGTTCACTGCGCCCAAGGGCAGTTCCAGTTTGACAGGGGTTGCCAGAGTCTCTTGCTCAGTCATGCGTTTCTCCATAAAAAGCCGCTGTTTGGGCCAGCGGGTTGCCCGTTTTTATTGTGCCGCAGGCCAAGGTACACCTACTGCGGTTACGGGGTTTTTCTGCAATTCAATCTGAGCAGCCAAAGAAGCCTCAACAGCGTCTTTATCCACACCACCTGCCCAGCACCAATCCAATACTTCTTGCATGGTCACGCTGTCATAGGGGATTGTGGGTGTACCGGGTTGCCATGAACAAGTGTTGTACACAGATGCAGAGTAATCCCCATCTGTTGCATTTGCTTGCCAATGGGCTGTGGTGATGAAACCATTTGCGGTTTCGTAGTTGGTTTGACTGATGTTCCAAACGATTGTTGACATGGTTTATTCCTTTAAAGATTAGATGTTAGCGGCGGCAAGGCGTTTACGAAGGGATTGAATTTCAGCAACAAGGTCAGCAATAACTTCAGCAGTTCCCGCTTGCATTCCTTGATAAACAGGATTTCCATTTTCATCTACAGCGTCTTTTGTTCCTGAAACGCTGTTTGCATAAACTTCTTGGAACTTGTGAGCCAAGAAGCCACGGGTGCGTGAGCCGTTAGATTTCCACTCGTACTCAACAGGCTCAAGAGCATCAATACGTGAACCATGTCCTGTGACAGCACCAACAACAGTTTTTAAACGATAGTCTGATGTAGTTCCATAAGTTGTTGTTGTCCCGTTAGTGCTAATCGTTCCTGTATTTACACCATTGCAATTCCAATACGCATAAAGAGCATTTGCGCTATCTGTTTTGCAGTAATAGCCAACAGCACTTGAAGTTGTTCCTTTAGCGTATGCGCCTACTGCTGTTTTATTAGTTGCACTTTGAGCATGAAGAATTCCATCGGTTGAGACATTAGTCGTAGTCCCCACCAGCAAGTTACCGCTGGTATCAAATCTACCGGTCTCCCCAATACCACTAATACCAAAAGTAATAGTAGACAGTGAACCGCCTGTTCCAATATCAAGGCCGTTTGACGGGGTAAAGTAGAAGGCACTGATGTAGGCACTGTTAGCGGCGTTTCTAAATCTAATACTGCCGCCGTTAACCATAGCAAAGTCATTATTGGACAGCCCTGATCCAGTTGTAAGACCCAAAAGCAATTTACCGTTGGAGTCGATACGGGCTTTTTCTGCCCATGCAGAACCGCTGTATGTCCAAAAAGCTAAATTGCTTGCGGCTCCATTTGAAGATGCTGAAATTGTGCCAATTTGCCCAGTGCTGTCATACCCCATAAACACACCACGGGCAGTAGTTGTGTCTTGGAGAAATGTGGCAACACCATAAGCATTTCCTGAAATGTTATAGCCAGTACCAGCCGCTAGTAATTTACCAGTGGTGCTTGTGGCCCCAATACTCAAGTTACCGCTTGCATCAAGGGTCATTGCTTGGGTAAATACTACATCTGTGTTAATTACAGGTGTTGATGTAGACCTAAACCACGCATGCTGCCCATTAAACTGTTCATATCTTGATGCTTTATAAGAAGCCCCGCCGTAAACCCATACAGCACTTGAATTAATATAAGCGTTTGCACCAAATTGTCCGGAATAGCTACTGCCACCAATAAATCCACCAGTTGCATCAGAAAACTGGAGAAACTTATAACCAGCCTGCCAAGCATTAGGCGCAACACCCAATCCCAAGTTACCGCTTGCATCAAGGGTCATTCCCGTAGCACTCAGCGTTCCAGTGACTGCTGCACCTGCTGTTGTAACAGTCAGCCGTGGAGTTGTGTTGCGATCAAGCAATGCCACATCGTATGTTGTGCCTTGCCCATAAAGAACAGCACCATACCCAGTGTTGTGAGCCACAAAGGCTTCGGTAGCACCCGCCGCCGGAAGACTGGGGTTTCCTGTTTGCTTGATTACATCCGTGGCACTCAGCGTAGTAAACGACCCAGCCGCCGCAGTATTAGCACCAACAATCCCATCAAAGTTGGCTGCATTAATTCTTCCGCTTACTCCTAAACCACCTGTAATTACAAGTGTTCCTGTCCCGGTAGTGGTTGAAGCAGTGCCTGCGGTGAAAGTTACTGCACCCGTAACACTCAGTGTCCCATTGACCCTTAAGTTCCCGTTGATATACCCGCTTGCATCAACAAAATCAGAGCCGTTCCAGGCTACTGTGGCAGTGGAAGAGACAGGGATCGTGATGCCCGTGGTTGGGCCTACGCCCCTGATTTTTACCGTGTAGGTTGCCGAAGCATTAATGACCGTGTAAATTTTGGACTGTGCCGGGGCCGTGATGGTGATGTTTGCTGAATGCCCTGTGCAGAGCAGAATAGCCTGTCTCGCCTGATTGGATGCGCCCGTGGTCGTGGTCAGCGTGGTGTCTGCGGAGAGAGTGGTTGTACCGGCAATTGCGGAGTCCAGCAACGATGTGATGCTGTTGTTTACCGTGTCACCCCATGTCCCTGATAATTCGCCCGTGACGGGGAGGGCCAGACCCAAGAGTGATGTGTATGCTGTAGTCATGTTTAAACCTCAAGTTACGACTTCTTCCCAGGTGACGGTCTGTTCATTTGAAACGTCCGACCAACCGGGTGTCTGCGGGTTGCTGATATTTTGCCACGAAGGGGTCTGCGTGTCATCTATAGGTTTCCAATAGACGGCGATCACATCACCCACTGATCCTGTTGCGTTTACACCTGTCAGGGCCAGTATCCTGTCGGCCACCGACATCGTCCCAACAGAACCTGATGCGTCTACACCTGTGAGGGTGATAGATACCTCTTTGACAACTGTTCCAACCGATCCATTCGCTTGGTTGCTGTTCAACGGGACAATCACCCCGCCTGGAGAGCCAAATGCCAAGTTCCCGGTCAGTGCAACTGTTGCGCTTTGGACAACTGTGCCGACTTCCCCGCTTGCAGAAACCCCAGTCAAAGCCGTGCTTGCGCCACCGGTAACAGTTCCAACTTCACCAGAAGCCGTTACGCCCGTCAGGGCCACCAATCTTGATGTGGTAACAGAGCCAACTGCACCAGAGGCCAACACCCCTGTGATTTCTACATCTTTGCTGTGATCGACTGTTCCAACCGACCCCGCCGCAGAAACGCCCGTCAGAGCAACCTCTAGGGTTATCCCTATGTTGCCAACATCCCCATACGCTATATCGCCGTCTTCACCCTCTGAAGTGCTGGGAGCCATCGTCCCAACTGCGCCAGCGGATGACACCCCGGTGAGGGCAATGGTGAGACTTGATGTGACGGAACCTACCGCACCTGTAGCAGCATTTCCTGTGAGGTCAAGAGTACCGCCCCATCCGTTACTCCCCCATGTGTCATCACCCCACCCGAGAGACACGGCTTACCCCTTTAGGTGGTAGCCAAGCGCAACAGAGCAGTCGAAGTCGTGTTGGAAGGCATCGTCAGGGTGAAGGTTCCAGCCGTGATCGTCTGGGAACCAAAGGTGTGGACACTGACCGCCTTGTTGCTCTGTGTTGAGTTATAGATTAACACTGCATCAAACGCCGTGGTCAAAGTCACCGTGGTGTAGCTGATTGAGGCCGAAGGAGTCCAATAGGCCGTGCCTGCGGTTGTCGAGGTGTTTGAGGCCAGCGGAGCCGTTGCATTGGTCACCGTCACGCCACCAGCAGAGTAACCCGTGCCAGACACCTCGCCCGTGGACGAATATGCCGTGGTGGAGGCATTGATCGTTGCCGATGCCAAATACAGGGCAGCTTTAAACGTGTCGGCAGTGGTAGCTGCACGGATCGGTGCAGTGCCAAAGTTGTGAGTTGCAGTCAGAACCTCGCCCAAGAACGAGGTGGTCATTGCTTGTGTGTTTGCCATGATGTTTCCTTTAACCTATAGATGCGGCTTCAGCACCGGCAAAAACCGGCATTTTCTTCAACTGGACATGGACAGAACGGTGAACAAGTTCGCCCTCCAGCCAATACTCAACCCAAGTGGTCAGTTCATTGTCATTGTCCACGGTTCCTTCCCGCTTCTCAAGCAAGGAATCGTCCATTTCGCCTTTGGTGGTTGTGACTATCAATTTGAACTCCTGATCAATGCTGTGGTTGATGTGTTGGCTGGCATCGTAATTAAGAACGTGGTGACCGATGTCTTGTCAGAACCAAAGTCCAACACTGCCACCGACTTGTTGCCCTGGGTTGAGTTGTATATCAAAGCACACCGGGCCGTGATTACACCCGTCCAGGATACATTGTCAAACCCAACATAGGCCGTGTAGTCAGATGTGCTGACGGTAATCCCGGTCATTGTTGCCCCGCCAGCCACATAAGTGCCTGTAGCCGCCACTTCATTGGTGCTGCTGTAAACGGTGGTGTCTTCGTTTAAATTTGCATTGGCCGTGTACAAGGCGATCTTGATCACATCCGTGGTCAAGTCATGGATGCCCTGATAAAGCTCCGCTTTGAAGCTGGTGGTTTGGGTTTGGACAATTGACATTAACTTACCTGAACCCTAACCTGACCATCACGATAAGCATCCTGACGCTGTTTGCCATCACCCAAGTTCTTGAGCAGAGCAATCGACTGAACGTACCGCTGATTGACCAGTGCAACCATATCAGGCTCACCCTTCATGTAGGTGTAAGCCTCGCACATAGTCCCATACAGCAACGCAGAATCAAAGTTGTCGCCCAACCATGTAGTGGACGCAGTCACGATGGACTCTGGGTAGTAGTAATAATGCAACTCAGTGCCATAAGTTGCATTGGGTGTCGGCCCAAGAATGAACGACAACTCGTTCACGTTGGTGGACTGAGGGCCAAAGATGGCGTAGTGCTTGGGAGTACCCGTTGTGGCTGGATTGGGATACGCATCCCGCATGAAGTTCACATCCTTATTGAGCAAGTAGATGTAGCTTCCCCCAGCGTTTGGATAAATGGCAATTGAATAAACAGACAAGAAGTCTTCCGGACATGACAAGTACTTATTGCCAGATGTGATAGTCCCCGTCACGTTCTTACGCAAGTTTGCAATCTGAACCGTGTTGTATATACGCTGTTCAGCCTGCTTGATCATTGTGTCCATGTCCGTTGTGTCGAACGTGTTCTCACAATAATCGCTGACAGCGACTACAAGCTGGGCATAAGTCAGTGCCATAGAAACCTCAACCCATTGGGCCTCTGGACATCACACCTTTGGTGGCGGCTCCCGTCCCACGCATCTTGATGCCAGTGGTCTTGGGTTCAGAATATCCACTGCGGTTGATGTTGCCAACCGACATGTTTACATTCACTGCCTCGCTCCCGTTTGGCCCTTTGCCAGGGTTACTGGAGATGCTGGCCTTCTTCCCATCCATGGTGTGGGGTTCGGCATAGACGCTGGCATCGCCAACCTCTTTGCCCATTACCTTTTTGCTGTATTTACCCATTATTTACTCCCAGATTTCTGGTTCATCGCACGGGAAAGGTTCTTTCCGTATGTCTTACGATCCAAACTGGTGGGGCCGCCCTTCTTCATGCCTTTGGCATGCATGCGGGATTCATGGCCTTTGACCATTTTCTTGGCTTCGGTGTCGGCAATTGCCTTGACTTGTTTCTTGTCCATATCTGCTCCTAAGTTGCGCTAACCGTTACTGTACCAACACTTGTCGTTGCCACCAAGTAATTTGGCGTGAGTTCTACATCAAAGAAGCTGGAACCACCTACAGGTTGCCAACCCCACTGAATGTCTCTTGATCCACCCGATGGATACCCATCCACGTTTACACCCGATGTTACATATGTCGTGTCAGGACGGGGTTGCATCACAGCCTGCGGGTCATCAACCGGATACATACCCAGTTGAAGTTGCGGCTGATCAGGATCCCAGCACTCATCACAAACCTTCAGTTGATACAGCTTGGTCTTGATAACCTCAAATTTAAGCTGCTTCAGCTTGTATCGCTGACCACACCGGTCACACTCGGCAATTGAGTATTTACCTGACGCAAACCTGTTGCCCATTATGAGCCACCAGATCCAATGAATGACTGACGGGGAACCAACCGCAAAGCGGCCTTTTCATGGTCTTCCCCTGCCGCCAGATTGAATTGTTCATCGTAGGTTGCCTTCAGCATATCCATCCGTCCCTGCAATTCAGGAACCTTCATGGCGATGTAGTAGGCCAGCCCCGCCACCACACATGGCAGGAAGCGGAAATTCATGTCGGCAGTCTCTACACCAGCCCCTGCATCCTGCACCCTACGCATGCGCCAGTACACAAACGTGTAGGTGGTGGTGTCATCAGGGGTGGGCCATACTGTGACGGCGGGAAGCTGGGGCACGAAGACGGCAGTGGCAGTTATGTGCGATGCCGCAACGGTGTTTGCTTGCGCCCGGAAGCAGTTGCTCAAAACATTCCCGGCGATGTAGTTGTAATAAATTATTTCATTATCCAGCTTGATATACCCTGCCGCCGCCAAGCCCACAACAGAGTCCAGGGTTATGGTGGTGTCCGTGCTGGTAATTGCGCCATTTAAACTCAATGCAGTTGACCCGGTCTGGCCTGAATTGCGCTGGATCAGAACCTGAATAGGTCTGGCCTGGGTCAGTTTGTTGGGGATCGTGGCATAGGTACTAACGCTTATGCGGGTGATCGTCAGATCAGCCTGATTGGTCGTTGAGTTCTGTCCCGTCCGAATAACGTGCTCCAGAAGATCAATCGTATCGTCCGGTAGGGGATATGTGTTTAAACCGGCGGTCATTTCGAAGGAGCCTTGCTCAATCGTCCACATGTTTAAGCCACGGTTCTGCCATTCGATGGTCATCAAATTCATGGAGCGGCGTGCCGTTCTGAGGTCATAGCCAGACCTCATTTCTCGACCCGCACGCTCCCATGACTCCTCGGCTATCTCCGTGAAGTCCATGTCGAATACTGATGTTCCTGTGGTTGTCATCTAAACCCTGCCGTTTTCTTTGCTATACCCTTGGGTTGAGCCACAAACTGTTTACCTGCCGCCTTACCTTGCCGTTTGGCCTTGGTAGTTGCCGCATACTCAGCAGAAGACAAAGACTTGATTGCCGCTTCGGGAAGATACCTCTCGCCTGTTTTTGACGAAGGCTTCCCCGACTTGGTGCGCCATTTCTGGTCACCCCAGTTTTTCAGGGAAGTCTGTGGCGCTTTCATTCAAAGTCTTCAGCGGTCAAACCAGCATCTTCAAGTGCCAACTCTTCTAAAATTTCGTCCGTGCCACAAGTGCAGGGGCCTTCTTCCATCACGGCGCAATCGCCTGTATGTCCTTTAATCACGATAACCTCCTCCAGCCGCCTTGTATTTCTTGGCGACAAGTTGTGCTTTACGGGCTGACCATTGGCCTGCGCCCGTGCCTTGAGTTGCTGCCGCCTTTACCTTGGACACGATCTTCTTGCGAAGGCCGGGTTTGGTGTAATTGCCTGCGGCATTAACCGTTCCACCGTCTTTATATTGAGTAAAGTCGGTATTGTCCCGGCGCTTCTTGCGCTTTGCCCCAGGCATTTTGGTGGGGTTGATGTCCCCCATTCCACGGCTGGGCAACATCAGCACATCTTCCCACGGGTCTTACCCCGTTGAGCAATGCCATCAGCACGGCTGGATGCAGTACCGCCAGAGGCCATCTTCTTACCCATAGGGTTGCGATACATCAGAGCCGCACCACCCTTGGTTTCTGCGCTGGTGAATCCTGCCTTACGGGCTTTTTCAGAGAAAGAAGGCTTCTTCTTTTTGGGCTTGGGCTTGGTCATCTCAGGCTCTTCACTGTACAACTCACCCGTCTCAGGGTTGCGTTTAAACTTTGATTTAGCGCCAGTTTCTTCATCTATGACATCCTCGCCCATCATCTTGTCTGCACGGGTTTCGGCTATTTCGCCCATGCCAGTAGGTGCGGGACGCTCATCTTCAGCACCGCCAACCAAGCTTTCGTCTTCACCAGCGTAACGCTTCATTTTGTTCATTTTAAACTCCTTAACAGGCCATGCCGCCCTTTTTCAACATCTTCCCTTTGGTCTTGCCACGTTGAGCAATACCATCAGCCCTTGAGGATGCGGAGCCGCCATTTGCCATCTTCTTGGTAGCGCCACGTTTCATTGCAGGCTCAGACTTCTCGCCCTTGGCATACTGCATGGGGGTGATCTTGCCAGACTTAATGGCTTTGGCTTCGGCAAGTTCTTCCTTCATGGATTCCTTACCTTTAAACATGCCGCCCTTTTTCATCCCAGGCATCGCAGGAGCGGCCATAGGAGGACGAGCGCCCATTGGAGGGCGAGGGGCGGGACGGCCACCCATTGTTCGGCCTTTGAGTTTCTCGGCCATCATTGCAAGCATTTTTGGATCCATTGGCATAGCACCACCTCTATTGAATTTTTTGCCTTTATCGGCATTGCTGAAATCTTGTCCCACGGATTGCGGGACACCGGCCTTCTTCGCAAAAGCCGGGTTATGAGCCACAGCTTCCATGAACTTGTGTTGTTTCTTTGACGAGGACGGCATTAGATATACCTCCCCCGTGTTTTGCCCCTTTGGGCAATCCCATCACCCCGTTTAGACGCAGATGATTGAGTTGACATTGTCGTGCGTTTTGCAGGCTTCCGGGCCTTTACCCGTCCACCTTTTTTGAAGTCCGTGGAACCGATGCTGTCCATGTCGTAATTTGCCATGTCTGCGTTCTCGGGCATATCCGACACTGCGCTTTCGTTGTAATCAAATCCAGGCATCGTTGGGGTTTCATCAAAGTAACCCCGGTCGCCTGACATTGATCCAAAGTCTATTGGGGCCTGCTCTTTGGGTCGAATCAGATCACTGATTCCTCCGGGCAAAGCATTGGCGGCTTTGTTTTCATATGCCTGCTGGATGCCACGTTGCTGGGCGCTATTCATGGCCGTCTGCCTATCCATGACTTCGTTTAAGTCTGGGTCAATTTGGCTGTTGATGGCTCGACCACCGGCTTTGATTGCTGAACCCACGGGGTCAGTAACAGCGTCCATTACTTTGCGTGCATTCGCTCTAGAGTCCTCTGGTAGCTGATCAATAACCCTGTCTCGTATATATCGACCAGGGTTCATAACTGCATCCGCACCGGGGATTTTCTCGGCGGCCTTCTGCGCCAAATATCCTTTGATGCCGGTTATGGCATAAGGTATCAATGGTGTAAGTGGGCCTGCCATCACTCACCCTTTTTGACGAATAAGTTCGTCAATCTTTGCTTCAAGGCGGTTAAACCGTTGGTCAATGTGGTCAGTAATTCTTTGCACTTCTGCTTGAGTAACGTAATCACGGGCAACTTCCTCCCTTGTCTTGTTTATCAGAATACTCAAACGAGAAATTTCTTCAAACTTCTCCCGCATCACAAAAACCAACAGCCCTATGAACAGGGTTAAAACTGTTGACCAGATTGAATGAATGTCCATCTCAGCATGCCCACGCCCGGAGGGCTTTGTTAATCCGTGAGTTTGGATCTTTCGCAGTCTTCTCTGAAGTCAATTTTTCCTTCATCCCACTCATCCTTGCACAGAAAGAGTCTCGCCTGCTGCCGCCCTCTGGTTGCGGAGGCTTTAGGTTCATGCCCTGTTTTTTCGCAGAGGCCCGACCCTTGGCGTTTAAACCGCCCTTCTCTGACTTGCCTTCTTTCCTCTGCCATGCTGGTGTTTTAGGCATTTGCCTTCTCCAAAACCGCCTTGCAAAGTTGCACAAAATCACTATGGGTTAAATTGCTTTTTGCAACATTAGCCACACGGCAAACAAGTTGCACATTCCCGACAATGTAACCTTGAGTAGAGTCTATACGATCTACACTGCAATTTGTTGCCACAACACCGTTGGCAAGCTCCATAGTCATTTGCCATCCTGTTAAAGCACAACAGCCATTCTGCGTATGCCAAAGCAATTCAAGCGCATCAAGCGAAATAACTTCACCTGCTTTTTTGCGTTGAATTGCCTTTGAGCGTAAATACTGCAAGTATGAGCGTGTGGACTTAGTGCGCTTAAATGCGGTGTATTGAAGTTTTTCTTCGCCCCAAGTGCGCTTGTGATAAGACACTTGTTTCACGGCAATACATTTTTTACACCATGAGTTGTATTTTGGTGTTCCATCAACTTTTTTGCCTGTCGTGTAAAACAAGTCCAAAGCCTTTGTCACACCGCAATTCGTACAGTGTTTTTCAATGACGGCGCTTAAACTACCCATTTGCTACTTTCAAGTGCAACCGTGCATGCTCCTTGAGCAGTGGCTGTAGAGCGTCTTGCTCAAAGTTGCGGGTAAATTCTTGCGTGCCAATGTGTGGCAGGCTGATCATTGGGTCAAGATGAATCTTGTATCCGTGCTCTCTGGCCCTGCGGCAGAACAGGTAGTCTTCGCCAATGTACTCGCCATCGATGATGGCAAAGTCAAACACTGCATACTCATCTGCGCCGTCCCCATCACCCTTGTACTTCCACTCAGGGTGGGCTGCAATCAGGGACTCAATGACATGGCGGCGAATGAGCATAAAGCCCGTTGCTACGCTCTCAACCCGCATCAAGCCGTTTTCATCAAACTCCAACTGGTTGTGTTCATCCAGGTAGAAGTCCAAGAAAAACTTGGCATCTGCCGCCCTGCGGGGATACGTCCCGGCCACAATGTCCCGGTCTGTAGACAGGGCCAAGAGGCGGGTCACAGCCTCGACATTAATGACCACATCGGCATCCACAAACAGCAGATCAGTACAGTCTGAATCCATGAAGTTGGATACCAGCTTGTTCCGTGCCTTAGTGATGATTGAGCATCCAGACAGGTGAACCAGATGAATCTGGACACCCATCTTGTCTAACTTGGGGACGAGTTGCGCTATGGCAAAGCAGGTCTTGATGTTGACCTTGCCATCGTAGCAGGGGATCGCAATCATAAGCTTGCGTCCCACCAAGTTGAAGCTCTTATCAGCCATAGAAAACAACTGCGGTTGTTGCTGCCGCACACACCGCAGAAACATTTGTGTTGCACTTAATCCCTTCACCAGGAATTAACATGCTTACAGATCCTGCTGCTGCGGGGGCAGTAAATGAAAAAACTGCGGTTCCACCTGTCCCATCATTTAGCGTCACCGTCCCGCCCGAGGCATAACTGATGACAATGCCTTTGATGCGAGTTGGGCCATTAAAGATGGTGGTTGTTGCGCCAGCGGCGGCGGCACTTGATTTAACGTCAGTTTGCATACCCATAATTAATCTCCTGTGAAGCGGGGGCCGAAGCCCCCTAGATCAATTAAGCGGATGCTGGAAACTGCGAACCGTTAGAGTCGGCAACCGTGTAAACGATGGTGTACTGCACCGTACCAGCAGTAACAGCGGCAACAGTAGGGGTCATTGTGGCAATCACTTTAACGTCCGTTGCGCCAATACCAATCCCGTTGGGGGATGCAGTAGAAGCTGCACCACACCATGCGCCCAATTTAGCGGCTGCGTTACTGATAGCAGCACGGCCAGCAGTAGTCACATCTGTAGCGGCCCAGTACAAAGCGGCGGTAGTGCCATCCCCAATGCTAACGTTGGCGGCAGTGGAGCCGGTGAACGCAACAGTGGTGTCGATGTTAATTTCAAGGATTTGTGCGCCAGCAGGCAGGACACAGATGGTGTCGGTGGTAGCCGAAGCGGCTTGACCGGCGTAGTTCTTTTTAAAGGTCTGAGAAACAACGGTTGCGCCGCAGTTTTCAATCGTGCCGACAGTCGTGCCGGTGGTGTTACGAACAGTGCCCAACAACCAGGGGCCAAGGTGAGTTGCGAATCCCATAAGAATATCTCCATGCGTTAAGGTGTATCAATCTTGCATGACAGTCAGCCGGGACTGTTTGATACACCGGTTTTCCCGGAATGCCTCATTTATACCATGTAGTTTAAACGGACACAAGAAAAAAGGGGGCTTGTGGCCCCCTTTTTTACTTACCTATCAGGACGATCCGGGTGAACCGAAAATTCCCAAAGGATCCGATACGCCGAAGCTGTAACGCTCACGGGCCTTGTAACGCACGTTGCCAGTATCAAAATCACCGTCCATGGAGTTGGACAGAGGGGTACGGACAAAGTGCTTCAGGCCGTTAGGCACATCAGACAACAAGAACCAAGCGTTGGTGTCGGTCAGATAATGGTTAACGCAGTAACCTTCTGGGATCGAACCATTGTTCTTCAGAGCGTTGATGTCGTTATCGGTAGTACCGACACGCAATTCCGTCTCCAGGAGGCGGGTTGCAACGAACATCAAGTTCGGGGGAACAACCAATTTCTTGGGCTTGGCGGCGATCAACAGGCCACGCTCATCCGTCCAACCGGCAATTTGAATAACTGCGTTTTCCAACGAAGTCTCATTCAAGTCAGCGGCGGTGGTGGGGCGGTTGCTGTTGGTTCCACCAGAGATCAAGGGGTGGGCGGTGTTACACAAGGAAACGCCGTCACCGTAAGTCACCGTGGTGCTGAACGCATTGTTCAACACAAAGGCGGCTTTGACCTGCTTGGTGTATGCCATTGCACGGGCCAACGATTTGGTGTAGCGGCTGGACAACGAGTCATACAAGTTGTCTTCCACTGCTTCTTCCGTGATGGAGAAGCCCATAGCGATGGTTTCGTGGTTGTAACGAGCAGTCCATGCTTCCTGTGCGTTGTCGTACTGGATCGCAGAACCTTCGTTCTTGACCGGTGCGGCAGAGAAGCCAGAAAGTTTGGTTTCTTCTTCAAAAGAACGCTCAGAGGTTTCGGTTTCATAAATTTCTTTATGTTCCTCACCATAACGGGCGTACTCAAGACCAAACAATGCATTCAGACCAGGGAGCAACTCTTTGAGTAGCTGGGCACGGGAAATAGCCATTTCTTACTCCTTAAACACCAGTGGTGTTGTTATATTGGTGAGTGTTGATTTTCACCAACAGTTCGGTGTAAGTGTCAGCTGCGGTAGCAGTTTCAGGCACAACATCGATCACACGGATTGGAATGGTGGCGGTAGTGCCTGCACCGGTCAAGGTCACAGCGAAAGCAGAGTTACCAGTGGTGGTACTGCCAGCGTTGAGAACCAGGGCCAAGTTAGTGCCGACAACGGTACGACCTGCGGAACTCATGGTAGTGCCAGAAGACACAACAGCCACTTTGAAAAGTGCTTGCTGGTCATCAACCACATACGCATAAGCGGGGTTGGTCGAGGTGCTGATGGAAGCAGGCAAATACTGACCTTCAACGGTTTGACCGCTGGAGTTCACATATGAACCGCCGACACACACGCCGACAATTGCACCAGAGTTGGTGGTGGTTGAGAGAACCAGATAGCCGGTGCTGTCAATTTGAACCGTATCTCCAAAGAAGATGGCGGTTGCAAAAGAAGCGGCAACGGGAATCTGTCGGAAAGCACCAGCGTAAGGCTTGCCGTCAATTGAATTGACAGGCTTTAGACCATACGGGGCCGAGACAGTGGGGTAAGCCATGTTGGACTCCAAAAAAGTTTAAATACTCTTACCGATAGTGACCTTGGAGCTACGTTCTTTGAACATGGGCATCCGAGGATCGCTATCACGCATGTAGTTGTTGTCCACGGATTGCATCTGAGTATCAGCCACTTGCTGGTAATACTCATCACGCTGAACCGTAAACTCAACCGGGGTTTTGCAAAGCAACAATCCACCGACCTCAATACCGTCAGGAAAGCGCCCGTTAGGGTTGCTGACCAAGCGGAGTTTTGGCTGGGAGACGGCCTTTACAGGTTCCCATCCCTCACGGAGCTTTGAAGAAATATTCGTGGGATCAGGGTTGTTTAAGGTGCTCAGACGGATCCAGCGGAAGGCATAGCCATCTTCTGGTTCGGGATCAGGCAACAGAGTAGGCGGCATCCAACGCTTGGGACGCATATCTGCTTCACGACTTTCAAGGGCACGCTTTTCACGTTTCTGCTCATCCATTTGTACTTCTCCTAATTTCCAGAACCTTACGAGCATAGAGTTCCAAAGGAATTCCAAGCCGCTTGGCGATGTTGACCTCAGAGGCCGTCAGTGTGATCTTTTTGGGAGCAGTACTGCGACTTGCCGAAGCAACTACATTTGACTTTGGGCGGCGATTCGCATCACCGGGTTCCGCAGACTCAAACTTATCTGGGAACACTTGGCGCAACCTACCGTTTAAACGCTGGTAGTATTCGTCACTCTTTGGGTCTACACCGTCCTCGTTGATGAGCTTGTTATGCACTGCTAGTGCAAAGCCCGTCATCTCAGTATCTGGCCCAAACCAAGGGTTGGCACGCTGCCAATCTTCGGCCTTGTGGTCAGGCGGTGGAGCACTTGGACTCGTTTGTACAACATTTTCCTGGGCCTGTAAAGGCTTCGGCTTAAAATTGTTTACACGATCTGCCTTGATTTTGGCATTGGTAAGCTCTTCTTGGGCATCGACCAGGGCTTCTGAGTCTCCGTCCTCGTAGGCTTTCTTGTATTTGGCTTTTGCCTGATCAATTTCCTGGGCAATTGTTCGCTTTACTTGGTCAAGCATGAGGTTCTGATTGGAGTCAACCGTGCCTTTAAGGCGTTGATTTTCTTCATAAACCTGCTGTGCAATGCGAATGGCCTCCTCTTTTTCACGCAGAGCGGTTTCTTTTGCCCTGCGCTCATCGTGGTAAGCCTTGTGGAATTCACGGGTTTTGGTTCGATCCCGTTTGGAATACGTTGCCAATTCCTCGTCTGTAGGTTCTTCGGGCGGGGTTTTCATTGGCTCCCGGCCACGATCTTCCTCTGGGGTATCGTCAATTACCTCAATTTCCGGTTCATCGGACTCAGGCTCAACGATCTTGCCCCCAGCTTTGGATTGTTTTTCTTCCACCTCATGTGGAAACTCAAACTCAGTTTTTTCAATTTCAGCCATGTTTTCCCCTACGCACGGGTTATTCCACGGGGATCTTGGACAACACCTTCGACAGAGTCATCGTTGATCAACCGGAATTCTTTGCCATGAATCTTGATCCGTGTCCCGGTATTGGGACGGACAAGAACGAAATCTCCCACCTTGCACGAAGGCCCGGACGGGAAACGCTTGGTGTCCTTAAAAGCATCAGGCCCCATCTTCACCACGAAGAGTACCGGCGACAGTACTTCCTCAAAATGTATGGTTTGCCCAGCTTTAACCAGACCGCTTTCATACTCCTCTTCAATGTCCGGGAGGACACACAGAAGGTAGAACGTAGCTGGATCAGGCACTTGTTTGGCCTTCTCCTCTGCCGTGGTATTCAAAATACCCGACAGATCTATAGCCGCAACATCAAATTCACTCATCGTCAAAGTTCTCCATTTTTTTCGCAAGGTCGGAGATTAAAGATTGTGCAAACACCAGACCCCGAATGTTGCCGCACATTTCCCGGTAGGCGGCGTAGTCTTGCGCTGCGCCACCACCCAGACTCTCAAGCAGGTTCGCTTCCCGCTCTTTAAGTTCTTTGATGAGGTAATTGATTGCTTGATCTAGCATCATTGATTCCGTTTAAATATGTCCACTTGAACTTTCTGGTTGGCCTGCTTCTCCTGCGAAGCAATCCGGGCCATGTCCATTTCCTTCTGGTTCGCAATTCGCTGCGACTCAATGTTTAAACGGGCCTGGGCCAACTGGGCATCAGACTGATACTTCTGCGCTTTTGCCTGGGCATCCATCTGCTTGATTTGCAGTTCCTGCTGTTGCATTTGAACCATAGGATCCTGTGCCTGTTGCTGGGCCTGGGCCTGTTGTGCCTGGGCTTGATTTGCCTGGAGGAGTTGCTTCGCACCATCGGCCACCAAACGGGACACTTGAACTTCGATGTCCTCTGGCAGTTTCTGGTCAGGGGGAGGCAATGGCACTCCGATCTGCTCTTCGATCTTTCTTCGATACTGGAACGCCAGATGCTCTGCAATGTGGGACATTGCCGCCGCCTGGATCTTCTGGGCCATCGGGTTTTGTCCGATAGTCTGGGCGATCATTGGATCCTGCATGAAGGATGTGTGGGCGGCGATGTGGGCATCGTGGTCTTGGTAGATGAATGCCTGGGTTGGCTTTCCGTTGAGGAAGGCCATGTTCTCGCTGACAGGATCCCGTGGTGTTTGGTCATCGTCCACTGGAACCAGCTTTTCTGCGTTCTGAATCCCCAGAACCTCAATCATCTGGCGGTGCAGATTGGGCAGGTTATATATCTGCGGGGCCTGGGCGGCCAACTGAATCACCGCCTGATACTGCATGATCCGCTGGGCCATCGTGCTGGAGTTCGGGTCACTGACCGGAATCACCTCAACGATGTCATAGTCAGACTGCTTTGCCTTGGGGTTCCCGCCATGGGGCATGTACTCATACTCACTGGGCGCATAGTCCCGGATGATTCCTTTGAGCAGTTTGAATTCCTGCTTCATGGAGTAATGGACACGGGCCTGAACGGCCCCCATGGTCTTTAAGGTTCTTTCCAGAATTGCCAGGGTTGTCCCTACGGGGGCCTGGGAACTCATGTCACTGATCTTCATGTCAGAGATAGAACCCAATCTGCGTCCCTCTTCTGTGATCTGATTGAGCAGGGTCAGGAGGGTTGCGCTGGGTTCCTTATAGGGGAGCGCCATGACGTTGTCTTTGATCGCTCCACTGGGAACGTCCACATCCCGGAATTCACCTGGAGCGATTGGCGTATCGTCACCCTTGATTCGCATGCCACGGGACTTCAATCCACCGGGCAGATTGGACAGGGTTCCAGCATCTACCAACTGGCGAATCAGAGAAGTACCTGCACGGGCATAACCGCCGATCACATGGATCAGTCCCATCCCGTAGAAACCAAACCCTGGGATATAACAGTAATCCACGAAATGCTGGCGCTTGGCTTTGTGGTCATCGTCTTCCAGCCAGTTGCGGTAGATTGCCAGGACATCCCCGGTTCCCCGGTCGATGGTCACCACATAGGGCAGGGCAATGCCGGTAGGTTCCCCGTCTTTATCCACATCCTCAAACCCCTCAATGTCCAGGTCTGTGTGGATCTCAAGGATCTGGTAGCGGTTGTCATCGGAAGCCTTATAGCCTTGCTGTTCGGCTTTCTTCTTCTCAATGTCCGTCATTATGTTGACGGGGTCGCCCAGGTCTATATCCCGGTAAAACCCGCTGACCTGGAGCTTCTTGATCTCATTCTTGGTCTTACGCATCACATGGGTGACCCGTTCTGCGTTGTTTAAATTCGATGCCCCGTAAGGCACGATAACGTCCTCTGCCGGGATATACAGGGCTACCTGCCGTCCCATGGCCGGGTCGTAGTAGACCTTTTTAAACGCAGAACCTGAAAGCCCCAGGGAGTAGAGCATCCGCTCATGTTCCGGGCGGTACTCAGGCATTTCTTCCGTCAGCTTGAAGTTCATGTCATCCCGGACACGTTGGGCTGCGTCTTCCTTCATCTTGTCAATTGCACCAATGATCTCGGTCTTTACCGGGCCTTGGGCTGGGAAGGTTTCCATGATGGACTCAGCCTGAAACTTGATGGCCGCTTCTGTCAGGATGGTTGAGAAAACCCCACATGCCCCGTTCCATGGCTGCGTTCTTTCTTCATAGTTCATGCCCAGAACTTCCAGGCCCTTGACAAAGGTTTCTGCCCAATCCTTGCGTGAGGATATGTCAGCGTCCACTAACTCCATGAGGTCAGATGAAATGGCGGCAAGCTCACCTTCGTCCAGTATTTCTGCGAGGTTTGAATCAAAGTCCCCGCCGTAATCATTCTCTGGCTCCAGGGTGATCTCGACATCCCCGGTGTTAATCGTTACAGACTCCGGGTCTTCAATCTCAATACTCACGCCTTGATCCATACCTGTTGGGGCAGGGTAAAGTGCTTTATCAATAGACATAATGATCCTTAGTAATACTCCGCTTTCCTGCGATAAATGGGTTCATCTGGCTCATCAGATTCGATGGAAATAAACCCGCCTTGGCGAAACCGCATCAAAGCTTGGCTACTTGAGTCCACAAGGTCATCGTTGTCGCCGTTGGGGAACGAAGCCATTTCTTCCACGACTTCCTCTGCCCATCGGTGATCTGGACACCAAACCATCCCGGACGCAAACAGGTCAGCAATAGCGTTTACACGGGCGATCTTATCGTTTCCTTTGCCCGGTGTATATTCCGACACCGGAATTCCTGTCCTACGCATCTCATAGATCAAGGGAGCGCCTGCCGCCCTCTTCTCTACGATCAATGTGTCTGGGTTCCATTCCTGATACATCTCATACGCCTTCTTCTTTAGCTCCGGGAACTCAAGACGTTGTTTAAACGCATCCAGAAGGATGATATTCGGACGTAAGTTGCCCTTTCCATCGGAATGATCAAAGATTCCCCAGGTGGTACAGGCTGAATAGTCGGCCCTGTTGTTGGTTTCAAAGGCCGTATCCCAGGATTGGATGATGTAATCACAAGGGGGAGGGTCTTCTTTCTCCCAAAGCCGCCACATATCCCGCTTTATGATGGCCCCTTCCTCTGATGTGGGGTTTTGTTGGTACTGGGCCTCCCATTTGGACACTGGAAGTTCAGCTTTTAGGGCCTCAAGCTCTTCTTTCTTCCAAAATGCAGGCCATAACGGGGTTCCTGAGGGCAAAATTGCGGGGAAATCAATCACTTCCCACTCATTTACCCCATCTTTTTCCGAATTCTTAAGGATCTGGCCCGTCAAATCCCTCTTTGACCACCTTGTCATCACAATGATGATGGCCCCACCCGGCTGTAAACGCTGTCGAGGGCCTGATGTGTACCACTCATACACATTGTCAAACACCGCAGGGTTGCCCTGCTTGGCCTCCTGCTCCGAATGCGGGTCATCAATGATCAATACATCTGCGCCTTTTCCGGTAACGGCTCCCCCGACACCGATGGCGAAGTAGTCACCTCCCTTGTCCGTGTTCCAACGGCCAGCGGCCTTTGAATCTGAAGACAACTGCGTATTGAATATCTTCCTGTAATCCTCCGACTGCACCAAATTCCGGACTTTACGGCCAAACCCCACGGCCAACTCGGCAGTGTGGGCGGTCTGGATGATCTTCTTCTCCGGGTGCTTGCCCAAAAACCAAGCTGGAAGCAGGTAGGAGGCAAACTCTGACTTGGTATGCCTGGGAGGCATATTGATGATCAGACGTTTCAAATCCCCATTGACAACACGCTCAAAGGCATTTGCCATGATCTGGTGGTGCTTACCCGAAATAAACACCGGCCACATCTGCTGGACAAAGAACAGGTAAGACTCCCTGCACCGCTCAATCCTGTCCATCTCCAGTAGGGCAAAGATCTTCTTGCGTTCCGCATCAGGAACCCTGTCCACCATCTGGATATACCCATCCACTTCCTTACGGGTTAGGAGACTCATAGGGAAAGAATCTTCTCAACAGATTTATCAACCAAACGGACACCGTAAAACTTTCTGGGCTTGACAGTGATGAAACCATCGGACTTCAGCCTGTGGACAATCCTGTGGATATTGGAACGGGACTTCAACCCAAGCCCACGGGCTATCACATCGTAGCTCGGTGGGATGCCGTGTAAACGCACATAGGCCCGGATGAAGTCCAGGACAAGCTTTCTGCGTTCGGTTACAAGTTCCATGGCCGAAGTTTAAACGAGAACAAGTGTTCGTGCAAGCACTCACTCACATATATATACCCCCCCGTTTTAAAACAGGTACTTCAGATATGGTTTCTCATATTGATGGGGGTGGGTGGGGAATGCGAACAATTGTTGGGGGATGGGGAGGGTATGAGTGGAATACAGTGTAGAGCGCAGGCGGGTGGTCGCTGGCCTACAGGGGGTGCTGGAGTACCGTACCCTCGCCGTCCTGCCCATCGTCAACCGCCACCGGCACACGCAACCGCTTGATGACCGTGTCTTGCGCTCCGATACCAGTGCTCCGCTCTAGCAGTCTTATGTGCGCTTGCAGTTCCCGTTTGAGTTGATCAGCGCTCACGGGTGCATCGCCTTCACTGACCATTGGTGTAAACAAGCCACAAGCTTTGCCCATCAATTCCAATGCTCTGAGTTGCGTTCCAGGTTGATTGCTTTTACTAAGTGCCAACAACTGCTTGAGCACATACCGCTTTGATGCGGCGGCATCATCTGCCAGATGTTCAATGGTTTCGCTCCATGCCTCTTCCAGTACCTTTGCGATCCTGGGATCACGCATCAGCTTGTTGGCATTTGCGCTGACGGTTGCGTCACCTGCATTGGTGTTGTATGCCGCCCGGTAAGCCGCTTTGAGTGTTTTCCCCTCTATGACTCCCTGACAGAATGCTCTTTGGAGGGCCGTGAGCGGTTGGTATTTTTTCCATTCACTCCCCACAGGTTTCCCGTCCTTGCGTGTCCTTGGTCTATCTGCGACATGCGCCATCCGTTCCGCTTCGCTTTCAAAGTCCCCCGGCTCATCCTGATCAACTTGATCATCATCCCGCATCGCATCGTCCAGCGCCGCCCTGTACTCATCCGCACTCAACTTGCCTATGTTAGCCATTGCTCACATCCTTGTATCTGTGGTTATTCCCATACTGGACAAACACCCAGCATTGTTCGCATCTTATCCACAGGTTGTTCATTTGTCCACAATTTCATCAACAACCTTACCCACAAGCCTATCCACATGCCTCAGAGGTACACAGATTTGCAGTGTCCTGTAGTGCATATGAATTCAAAACGCAGGAAAGTTCTAAGGGATAACCCTGTTATTACTGTACAAACCGACATGCCTCTAGAACGCACCAGAAGGCCCCTTCCCGGCGTTATTCCAAATCAGGCTACCCACCCCTTACCCGGACATTTTGAGGGCCTTGTAGGCCGTTTAAATCGTTTTCTAATACTTTTCTATATGTACTCATTTTCAGCGTCCCGTTAGTACTTCCCGTTGTAATCCTAATGAGTTCAAACACCAGGGATTGGTGCATCTATATAGAGTGCATCCAACCACCAACCACTGTTGTTTTATACATGAGGGTTTGTCCTAGTAACTTCATGTCAACGTTGATATCACCCGCCACGTTGTAGTGCTATCATCAACCCGTGTTTAAACCACTGAAAGGCAAACCATGAAACAAACCCCTGCAATCAAATACAGCATTCGCTTGCTGACCAAAGCCTTCAAGGCTGAGTTGGCAACCGCCCAAAAGGCATTCGCCAAAAACCCCAACAGCATCAATTGGCAAAACACCCACATTGCCATGTTCAATTACCAGCAATGGATGTTTGCGGTGACCTCGCCCTGCTACAGCACCAGCATTGAAGAGTTGATCATGCGGTTGCAGTCCAGTGGCAGGGACGCATGGGGCGGCATGGTTTGCCACTTTGTGGACGTTGATCGCCGTCTCATTGATCACCGCCTCGCCGCCTGACATTTCAGCGCCATGCCCGAAAGGGCATTGCAGTGCAATGTCGCACGTTATCAAAAGGATCAATATGCCTTCTATCACCATGCGCCGCAAAGACGGTTCCATCATTGGCGAGGCCAAGTCCCACATTGTTGTGGTCACCGCCGGGTCAACCACTCACTGCTTGCACCTGCACAAATCACCCCAGGATCATTGGGTTGTGTCCGATCCCCGCACCGGGGGCGTGGTGCTGGTTGTGCGTGGCATGTACAAGGGTTGCCCCGTCAGCACCAAGGGGTTCAGCCTCAAAGAGGTTCGGGCCATGGCCTTTGCCCAGGTTGAGGGCCTCATTGAAACCGTTGGATCGGATCGTTTCAACGCCGTGCTGGAGGGCGCAGGGAAAACCCTTAGTGCCACCGTGTAAACCGTGCTATCATCTCAACCGTTTAGACAATATCGCAACAACTGAAAGGGAATCAATCATGTACAACATTTTCATGTCCATCGTGTCCGCACTGTTTATCTATGTGGGCTTTCAGAACCTCACCGGGGGTTATCTGTGGATGGCCCTGGTTGTGGCCGGGGGGTTTTACCTGGGTCACGTTGTGACCATGGCCCTCAACGAAGAAGAGTGACCAGCGCCATGCCCTCACGGGCATTGCAGTGGGCATTTTCCCCTGACCTTGGAGTGACAATATGTATCAAACCAGAGAAGAGTGGCTGACGGCGGCAATTGAATTGCTCCGGGCCGAATTCATTGCGGCGGGTGCGCCGCTCCCGGCATCGATCCGGGTTGCCTGTGCGGAGCCGCCCAACTTCTCCCGTCACGGCCATGAGGTTGTGACCCTCAGTGATTCTCAATCGTCTGACCGTGCGGTTGAAATCACCGTGTCGTGGACGCTGGATGACCCCGCTGTTGTCCTGGCCCGTCTTGTCCATGGCCTTTGCGCCGCTACCCGTGGGGCCGCCAAGCATGGCCCTGCGTTTTCCCGGATCGCCACTGACATGGGTCTGATCGCAGATGGAAAGACCGCCAACCCTTGGACTCGCACCGTGGCGGGGCCAAGCTTTAGCCCCAATGGGTATCTGGAGCGCCTGGGTTTGTACCCGCATGCCAAGGTCAATCCCTACCTCAAAGCCAAGCAAAGCACCCGCATGGTTTTGGCGAAGTGCCCCAAGTGCAACTATGCCGTGCGCCTGACCCACAAATGGGCCTATGCCGCCGATGGTTCTACGAACCTGCCCATCTGCCCCAATGACCGTTCTCTGTTTCAATTTGCATAAGGTGACCCCCATGACAAACGCACAATTCATTCAGTCCCTGCCCCTATCGGCCCGTATCCGGGCGTACAACGCACTGAACAACAAACCCGTTGTCGGCGCAAACGCAAACGACATTTTCCAGTGGTTGCTGAGTGGCCTGGATGCCCACGCCTTCACCCGTTCCGACATGGAGGCCGCCGGGGCCAAAACCCCTGCCCCTGCCCAGATCAATGATGCCGTCCAGGCGGTTGCGTCCCGTGCTGAACAATCGGCCCTTGATGCCCTCGCCCGTGCGGACAAGGCCATCAGTGAGTCAAAGAACGCCGCCCAGGGGGCCGCATCCCTGGCCTTTGAGGTTCAGCAATTACGCAAAGCCTCCCAGGCATTGGGCGAGAAAATCAACGGGGTTGACCCCCAGGCGGTGCATGCCCAAGTTGGCCGTCTTATCGCTGATGCCTTTGCCCCCTTTGAGGCCGCTGTCCGGGGTGCTGGTGCTGAGTCCATTGTGGCCGCCCTGGCTCCCCTGTCCAGTACCCGTCAATCTGCGCTGGATGTTTTTGGCATTGAAGTGAACGACACAAAGGGCAACCCCCTGATGTTCGATGTTTACACGCACCCCGATGCCCCGGCGGTTGATCCCATGTTTATCTGGACTGCTGAAATCATCAAATCGTTGGCCTTCTTCCAGGACACGGTTTCCAATGGCTGGTTCGGCGGTGAAAAGGGCACGGGCAAATCTACAGTGGCCGCTCAGTTTGCCGCCCGGACAGGCCGTGCCTTCAAGCGGATCAATTTCCACAAGTACACAACCGCTGATGACTATGCGGGCGCAGAGGGCCTGACCAACGGCGAGACGGTGTTTAAACCCAAGGATTTTCTGATGGCCTTCACCGCCCCGTCCAGCGTGATCCTGTTGGATGAGGTGACCAACGCTGACCCTGGTGAGTTGGCCGTGCTGAACGGGTTCCTGGAACCCAACAGCGCCGTGTCCTACGGGGGCCTGACGCACCGCCGTGCCCCTGGGGTGCTGGTGTTCGCCGCTGACAACACCCTGGGCAATGGGGATGACACGGGCCGTCATGCCGGGACACGCCCCATGAACAGCGCCCTGCTGGATCGGTTCAGCCTGATCATCCCCTTCACGTTCCTGCCCATGGCCCAGGAAGTGCAGGCCGTGGTCAACCATACGGGTTGCACCGCCGACTTGGCAGAACATGTCTTGAAGGCCGTGCAAGCGGCCCGTGCCAAGGTTGAAACCGCCGACATTGTGGACGCACCAAGCATCAGGTCAGTGGTTGCTTACATCCGGGCATTGAAGTACCTGAGTCCCAGCGAGGCATGGGCACAATCAATCGCCGCCCGTCAACCCGCTGAGTCAGCCCATGCCCTGGAGGCCATTCGCCTGACGTACATTGATGAGCAATTTATTGCCAACAACCTGTAAACCAATTCAATATCACTTGCGTTACACTAACACTATCACCAGGAACATCAAAATGAAAACATTAAGAGGTTATGAGTTTCGCCAGGGCATTGATGCCTTTGTGCCCAAGGTTTGTTCTGCCCTGGGGTTGCCCCCCGTGACCCTGCGCTGGACTGAAATCAGTACCGCATGCATCGATAGCGGGGGCCGCATGGAGTTGTCCATTGTCAGAGATGATGCCGTCATCAGCGGGGCCGTTTTCGAGCGGTATTGCGGCAAGGTTCTGCATGAGTTGTTGCACCGTGCCTTCACCGACTTTGACGTTGTGACCCACCGCCCCGCCCGTCAATACATCATGGCCCTGCACAACGGGATTGAAGATGGCCGCATCGAACGGGAATGCATTCGTTTAAACATGACGGGCAATTGCCGCTCCCTGCTGACCCGCCTGATCGATGGGTTTGTTGCGGAGGCCATGGCCCAGGTTGAGGATTGGTCTGACCCCGCTCAGTACCCATTTATCTTGGCCGTTATGTGCCGCCCCCACGCCAAGCAAACGATACCAGTGCCCCTCCCCCTGCACTCTATTTTCGTTGAGGCCGTGCACCGTCTGGACGCATGCCGCCCCGGCTTGCCTGGGACACGGGACACAATGGACATTGCTGAGTGGGTGTTCGATCAATTGAAGGCCCTGCCCCAACAACCGCCAAAGAAAACCCCTAAGCAACCCCCCCAACAACCCCCACAAGGTGAAGGCCAAGGCCAAGACGGTGAGGGCCAAGGTGAAGACGGCCAAGGTGAAGATGGTGAAGGCCAGGGTCAAGGCCAGGGCGCAGACGGCCAAGGCCAAGGTGAAGACGGCCAAGGCCAAGGCCAGGGCCAAGAGGGCGAGGGTCAAGGCGCAGACGGTGAGGGCCAGGGCCAGGAGGGCCCCTCAAACGGCCAGGAAGGCCCCCAAAAAGAGGGCGGCAAGGGTCAGGGTACGCCTACCCCTAAGGCGGCCCCAGAGGCCCCTAAAGAGGCGTTCAGCCCCGTCAACAAAAAGGGCGAGATGGTCAAGGCCGTGGAGACTGAACCAAGCGCAGAAATACCTGAGGACGCAACGGGTCACGGGACGTATGACAAGGGCGCAAAGTTGTCTCGCCAGGGCGCTCACGTTGGCTCCCTTTGCCACGACATTCAGGTGACCGTACCTGCCAAGATGCGCTATGACCTCAAACGCATGTTTGACAAGTCAGGCATGGAAGAGTTTCAACCTGGGCGCAAGACCGGGGCCTTGAATGTCCGGGCTTTACCGTCCCTGGCCCGTGGCAATGACCGCCTGTTTAAACGCCGCATGGAAGTGGAAGGGATCGACTCTGCGGTTGTGATCGTCCTGGATGTTTCCGGGTCAATGGAAGAGGCTTGCAGTGGGTATCGGATCAAGTCAGCGGTCAAGGCTTGCGCCGCCCTGTTGGAGTCCCTCAATGCCGCCGGGGTTGCCACTTGCGTCCTGACCTTTGCATCGACTACCAGCGTTCTGAAACCCTGGGCCATGCCCGTGAAGAAGGCCCTGGGCGAAATCAAAGGGGTGCGGTGCGGTAGCACAACCAATGATTACTTTGCCGTGAAGTATGCCCATGAGTTGCTGTTGGCCCGGAGCGAACAGCGCAAAGTGTGCTTTGTGATCACTGATGGCGGCGGCGCTCACTACACCTCGCTCCAAGTGCAGTCGGGTCAGCGCCTGGGTCTGACCACGGTTGGCGTGGGGATCGGCGTGGACATATCCGATACCTACCCTCAGGCAGTGTGCATCGATGACGTGACCAAGCTGGGTGAGGTTGCATTCAATCAAATCAAATTAGCCGCATAAGGGGGAACCATGAAAGGCTTTTTCAAACGTGCATACATGGTGGGGCCGGGGGGCATGACCTGCCCCTGTTGCGCCCCTCAATCGGGCAACAAGTATGCCGCCCGTGCCCGTCAACTGATGGACAAGCAAAGCAAGCGCCGCCTGGAGCGCATCATCAATCGTTTAAACAAGGAGCAAGCATGAAGATTCACGCCGTTAATATGATCGTTGGTGGCATCCCCACTGACAAGCGCAAAAAAATCAGTGTTGCGATGTTGCTGGTGCAAGCCAGAGACGAGAAACACGCCCTTGAGGTGGCCGCACAGGGTTATGCATCGTATGATGATTTTGCAAAGCGTTCATTCCTGTATCGCAATGAGTTTGATGGGGGGCCAATCACCTGGGCTTATCAGACCTGGGAGCGCAATGATCTGGATGGAATCACGCCGTACAGCGGCGAGGAAATCCTGGGGGTGAAGGCATGAAGATTTACAACTTCTCAGCAAATGGGACTGACTTTGGAAACTGGAGCGCCCCGGACAAGGCCCAGGCAATGGAGCAATTCGCAGATGATTCGGGCTATGTGTCCTGGGCCGCTATGGTTGCAGACAGGGATGAGTTCGGGGGCAACAACATAGTGGTGACAGAGGTTGTCACCGTGCGGGGTATCCTGGAGTCGGCCCTCATGGCGTTGACCATTGGGGACAAAGACACGGCTATGTGTTGCATCGACAAAGCTTTGGAAATGGTGAACTCAAATGAATGAATTTAAACAACTGCTCGAAAGAATGGATTGGACTTACCAATTCTCTGACCACTACGGCACGTTTGAGAAGGGACGTGCGGACATGCATACCCTGCAACAACTTGCCCGTGACCTGGGGCCAGAGGCCAGGGCCATGTTAGAAAAGGCATTGGCGCATCACCATGTCTAACCTCACCCCCCAGGAAATAAAAGCCTTCACGGAGGCCCAGAATCGCATGCTGGACGAGTTAAGTCACATGATCCTGGGCTACCCCTACGACCCGGAAATGAAAGCCTCTATCGTCCTACATATCGCCGCCATCATGGCGACCTCGCATGGCATGTCCCATGAGGATTGGATGTTCAAGGCAGAATACTTTTATACCGGTTGCCGTTTAAACAGACCTACCCGTGACGAGGTGCATTGATGCGTGACTACCTCACCGACCGGGACGTTCAGAAGATCAGAACCAACTGCGCCCGTTTACTTTTGGTCATTGTGCTTATCCTGTTATGCCTGTAAAGGCCATCTCCAACCCCGCCCTGGTTGGTAAGGGCCTTGCCCTTGTCCCCGACCCGTCCCACGTTAAATCAGGTGAGCGTTACATCGTCCTGACCAATCGTTGGGAGGTCTATCAAATGGGGGTCAACCGTTACCCCCGCCTGTGCGGGAAATTCCCAAACATCCACGCTGCCGTGTTCAAGTGTTTAAACAAGTAGCGCAGCGGCAAGCTCATGGCCTGCTGCCGCCTGTGTTTAAACAGTGGTTTTTGTAGTTTTTGTAGCGTCTCCGGCGCCCGCTGCCATGTTATGTTTAAACATTAAAAGGCGTCCAGGGTTTCGGTGTACGTCCCGGCGGTTGGGTTGAACTGTAGGACTGTCTCGCCCTGTGCCCCGACCCAGCGGTGACGGCACTTCCATATTGCGATTTGAACGTCCTTGTCCTGGCCCCGGTGTACCGTGACCCCTACGTCAGTCTTGGCCCACCATGCCATCGACCCGCTGATGGACATGCCGTCTGGCCTGGGTTGTTCGACCCCTGACCTTGTGATCTTAGATGGGTGAGCCACGAACCATGTGTGGCAGTCATTGGCCTTGCAGAATTTTTGAACCTTGGTCAACATGTCACTGATGGCCTGGGTTTCTGATGCGTCCTTGTTTAAATCAATGTAGTTGTACGGGTCAATGACCAGCCCCCGTGCCCCCATTCTTTTGACGGCGACCCTCGACCTTTCCAGGATTGAATCCATCGTGCTTGGCTCTTCGCCGTTGGTATCGATGAACAGGAAATGATCCTTCACCCATTTAAACGCTTGCGCCTTTTCGTCTGCGCTCATGCGGTTTTTGCCCTCAAAGAACCGCTTGTTCATGTAGATTTCCATGAGCCGGGAGATGTGTATCTCAGGGGCATTCTCAAACGAACACACTGCAAACTTCCAATCCTCTGCTTTTGCCAGATTGACCATGACCTGATCAACAAAGTTGGACTTGCCCGAACTTGGGTAACCTGTCACGACCGTCATCTGACCGGGCACGACCGTGTAAATGCTGTCCACTGATGCGTACCCGGTGCTGAAGCCTCGACCCACGCCCTTCGCAAACATGTCGTTTAAACGATCCTCATACACGCCCGGATCCGACAGCCCTGCGATGGGGTAGGGGGTGGCCCCGTCAATAATTTCTTTCAGTACTTGTGACGGGTCATCGACCATAAAGTCATCTGAGGCGTTCAGGAAGACTTCGTTTAAATCCTTGCCGGTGAACTTCGCCAACCTGCATTTGTCTTTGCCGATACGCCTTGCCAACTCCTCGGCCAGGGCTTGTCCGGGGATGTCCTGGTCAGTGGCAATCACAACATAAGGGGCCGCTTCAATGATCTCTCTGGCGTTCCACACAAAGGCAAACTTCTTGTCCTCAGACGCAGAAACCTTTCCGTCTGCGACCTTGATGGGTGCGCCGCCCGGCACGCTGACCACATTGTTTAAACCAATTTCCATGAGGGTCAGGCAATCAATCTCACCCTCCACGATGATGATTGGCTCACCCTTCTTGACCTCGTCCAGCCCAAAAAAATCATGCGCCCCACCAGCGTCTTGTGTGAAGTCCTTTTCAGGGAAGGATCGGTACTTGGCTGATACCAGTGCCCCGTCCCGGTAGTACGGGAAGCCAATTGCATCTGCGGTTTTGGATAGCCGGGAGAAATATTTGTCTGCGGCGAACAATCGCATTCGATCTGCGGTCTGAGGGGATATGCCTCTGGTCTTTAGGTAATCGTAGTGCTGGCTCTGAAGTTTGTTGCTTGTAATTTTTACGGCGGGGACAGCAGACAATTTACGCTCCTTGTGTGGTTGGATAGACCCGTTGGAATAACAGTGATGGCAGTGATAGACAACGGCCCCGTCAGGTTTTCGGGTCAGTGTCATGTCTTTCTGGTTTTGTTTTCTGCGCTCTGGTGAGCACAACGGGCAGGTCACCCGTGTTGATTCATTGAAGTGGAACTGGTCAATGAAGTCTGCGTTCATTTGATGCTGCCGTCAGACTTGCGTTTAAATGAGCGGTTGGCTGAAGCTGGCTTCGCTCTGAGATTGCTGATGACCGTTGTGCCACCTTTGCTCAAAGGTTTTTTGTGGTCAACGTCTTTGCCGTCACCCTTCTTAACCACGCCAGCACGTTCCATGATGCGCCGTGCTTTGTTGCGTTCGGCCCGTTTCTTCTTGACCATCTCTGTGCCATCGTAATTGGCATATTCTTTTTTGTAATCTCTCATGTTCCATTCCTCAATAAAACTTGTTTAACTTGTGACGGGTCAACCAAAAAGAATAACTCGCCGCTGTTTACATGCTTGTTGCCACGTTCCATTCTTGGGGAGTGGAGGATGACCTCTGCATCGCAAATGAAGGCCCGTGTCCCGTGAAGATTGACAGACACCAGCACCGTCTTCAAATCATTGTCCAACAGTTTTTGCTTCCGCTCGGGGATGTGCAAACTGTCAAAGGGAAACTCATCTGCGCTCCATGATTCCCTTACCTCCACCTCAACGTAGCCTACCTTGACCCCGGCCCGGTAAGCAATCAGGTCAACCCCGTAAGGATCTGCGTTGTCCTGCAATTCAATCCCGTAAGAGTCCTGAAAGAAATGCTTCACCCTGTCTCGTCCCAGCTTGTCAAAGGCTTGGTGAGCGGCTGGGTCAAAGGGCTTTCTCATTGTGTTCCTTGGCCCCTTGAGGGGCCTGTTACCTGACTTAACTTAATTTCACCCAAAGACCCCCCCTACCCCATTCAAGAATGGAGCAGGGAGGGAGATGATTTCACCGCCTCACGGCATCTGCATGTTAGTTTCCTAAACCCCCAGGCTTGCAGATTCGACCAGCCCCACGGATTCTTACGGGATTGCACCGGGTTTAAACCTTACCGTGTAGCCCTATTCTTCCACGCAGGCAGGCTGACCTCTTTCTATCGGATGGAGTCCGATTGATGGGCGTAGAAAACAAAAAAGCCGTTAGAACTGACCCCGGTGAGAAACCAACAGCCTTGTGGGCTATTGACACCCCATGCGGGGTCGGGATCAGATCTAACGGCTCTCTTGTTGGGTTTCTCACATCCAACAATGTTCGCACTGTATCACACACTTTCAACGTATGCAACACACCAGGGATATAGGTGTTTTCCCCATGGGCGCAGAATGTACCCGCCGAGACGTACCTATACCCGCCGAGACGTACCTACCACCAAGTTACCACTGGAATAAGTTATCTTGTGCCACCATAAAATTTCTCATGCGTTTAAACATAGCACGCCGAAATACTCCGTTT